TGCGGAGATGCTCATCATCGAAGGGCGCATCCAGCAGAAAGGCGATGCCTGGAAGACCGGCAGCATCGTCGGCGTTTCCTACCCGATCACCTCGATCACCTACTACAAGCATGTGATCGACGGGCAGCTGATCCACGAGATCGACATGGTCAACGCCATCCAGATCGTGAACGGCATCGACCAGGGAACCGGTATGCGCACCGCGCTGGGGCTGGCCGCGTCATGAGCCGGAGCAAGACCTTTGAGCTGAGCCAACCCGTCAAGATTGGCGGCGAGACGTTCACCGAGGTGACGATGCGCACCTTCAAGGGCAGCGCCGTGGCGGCGTTCGTCGCTCGACGTGAAGAGATCGCCGAGGCTGGCAACGAGAACGCACAGTACATTCTCTGTTCGATCTCGGCCGACGCACCGCGTGAGCTTTTCGAAGAGATGGAGCTCGAGGACTACGCACTCATCCTGGCGTTTATGCAGCCGCATTTCTCCAAGCTGATGGAAGCAGTGGGAAACGCGTCGCCGGCAAAAACGACGAAGAGTTCGGGCCAGGCAAGTGCCTGACACTGATTGCTCGCGTCATGGGCCTCGACCCTGGTCAAATGTCGCTCGATGAATTCGCCTTTTGGTCTGAACGCGCGATCGCGATTGTTCTAACGCCGCCACCCGAGCCTGACGACAAGTAAGAGGAGGCTGCCGTGTCGATCGACGTCGCCGTGATCCTCTCTCTGGTTGATCGGCTCTCTGGTCCGGCTGACCGGGCGCGCGGCTCTCTGTCCAACATTGGAGCCGCAGCTGGGCGGATCGCCCGTGTCGGCATGCTCGCAGCCGGTGCGGCCGCCACCATGACGGCCGGGGCTCTAGCCAACTCCACCACCCAAGCAATCGCCTTCGAAGCGGCGATGGCCGATGTCGCCAAGGTTGTCGACTTCGATGTTGGCGGCGTTGCCGATGGTCTTGTCGATCTTTCACGCGAGACCGGCATGGCTGCTGAGGATTTGGCCTCGCTGGCAGCGGCGGCAGGCCAGGCAGGCATGGACACGCAGGCTGCGGTCCTCGATTTCACCGATATGGCTTCGACAGTTGGCGTGGCCTTCGATCTGCCAGCCGCCTATGTCGGCGATGCCATGGCGGGCATGCAGACGGCTTTGGGCACGACCGTCGAACAAACCGGTCGGCTGGCGGATGCCATCAACCACCTGTCCAACAACACCGCAGCCAATGCAGCGAGGCTGCTCGACTTTGGGCAGCGAGCCGCATCGGTCGGTGAGCAGTATGGCTTTGCGGCCGAGGAGGCTTTGGCCGTCGGCGGCGCGATGATTGCCACGGGCGCACAAGCGGAGGTGGCAGCAACCTCCTTCCGCGCTGTGGGCCGGGCACTGACGGCAGGCGCCAGCGCCACCTCAAGGCAGTCCGAGGCGTTGGAACGTTTAGGGCTCGATGCCGAGCAGGTCGCTCGCACGATGCAAGAGGACGCGGTCGGCACGCTGCGTGACGTCATCGCCCGCTTGGGAGACGTCGAGGATCATCTTCGCGCCTCGACCATCAGCGATATCTTTGGTGATGAAGCGCGCGCGATCGCACCGCTGATCAACAATCTGGATGTGCTCGACCAGTCGCTGAACCTGGTCGCTGACAGTGCAGCCTATGCCGGATCGGCGCAAGAAGAGTTCGCGGCGCGCGCCGACACGGCCGCCTTCCGGATCGACGCTATTCAGGCGAACTGGACAGCGCTGAGCCGCGAAGCCGGCAACGCCTTGATGCCGGCCCTCAACGAGGGTTTGGAGCGCCTTCTCGGCAATCTGCAGAGCGCTGATCTTCAGGACAATTGGTTCTTCCGGCTTTCCGACAACATCGGCAACTTCGCCGAAGGTGCGCTCGGCATGGCGGCCGCCGCCGATGAGATGACGCGGTTCCATGAGGCAGGCGCGCAGGCCGCCTTGGTGATGGATGAACTGTCGGCGCGCGGCTCAGCGTTCACCTCCGGTTTCGCTGAGGGTTTTGCCAGCAACTCTGAAGAACTGTCCGCCGCCTTCGACGGGCTTGGCGAAGCGCTTACCCAGCTATTTGGCGCCGATGGCGAGGGCGGCTGGATGGAAGCCCTATTCGGTACCGAGGCCGGCTGGGCTTCGGTCGGTGAAGAGTTGGGTGCGTCCATCGCCTCGACCCTCACCACGATCGTCAATGCCGTGACCGAGGTGGTCGAGCTGATCGAAGCGGTCCAGGGCGGCATGGATGGGATCATCGACTGGTTCGGCGATCTTGGCGAGCGAATAAATTCCATCGAGTTCGACTGGTCCTTTTTGCCAGAGCCTCCAGCGTGGATGACGGACGCCGGAGGCGCGTTCTTCAACTGGCTGGACCGCCTGCGCGGTGGCGATGCGGCAGACGCGGCGGAGAGCATGGAGCGGCTGGCAAGCGCCGTCCCTGACAGCGTCACGGCTGTTGACGTCTCCTCGCTTCAACAGGCCGATGCCGCTGCATCGTCGCTCGCCGATGCCATGCAACGCGCCGGCGAGATCGACCTTGCACCCGTTGTCCGCGCCGCTCTGAACGAAGCGCAGTCCGTGCTTGCCTCAGAAGATTGGTCGGGCCATGGCGCACGGCTGATGGACACGCTGGCGGCCGGTGTTCGCTCGGGTTCTGGACCTTTGGCCTCTGCGGTATCGGCTGCGATCAGTCAGGGAGTGTCGCAAGGCGTTGCTGCCGGCCTTTCCTCAGCCTACGACGCCCGCCGCCAGTCGGCCCTGCAGGACGGGGCTGAGTGATGCTGGCGGCGCTTGGTCCATTTCGCTTCGACGTTACCGGGTTGCCTGCCCATGAGATCGGCCGCGAGACGTCGGGTCGTTGGCCATCCCATGACGTTGTCGGTACCGCGCCGGTACTGGAGTTCGTCGGGCCTGGCACCGACCAGATCACCATCAACGCGGATCTGTTTCCCTCCGATCTCCACCCAACCGGCCCGGCCCAGCTGGCGGCCCTGCGCGCGGCCGTACGTGCCGGATCGACCTTCATGTTCGTCATGGCCAATGGCGACGTGATCGGCCGCGTTGCGGTGGAGAAGGTCAGAGAAACGGGCACGCATTTTCGCAAGGTCGACGGCGCACAGAAGATCTCGGTCGCGATCACGCTCAAAGCCACGGGCAGTCGCACGGGTGGCGGCCTCGGCATGCTCTTCACGCTGTTCTGATGGAGGGCTGAATGGAAACGATCATCACCTCTGAGGGCGACATGGTCGATCAGCTGGCCTACCGCCACTACGGCACGCATGAAGGGACCACGGCTACCATACTCAAGGCCAATCCGGGCCTTGCCGCCATGGGACCGGTCCTTCCGGCCGGCGTTGAGATCAAACTCCCCGTCATCGAGCGCCCGGTGCCGGAAATTACGGTCAAACTCAATGACTAAGCCGTGGTTTCAGGTCTGGGCCGATGGAGCCGATTTCACCGCCGCCGTTCAGCGGGGCTTGATCTCGCTTACGGTCACCGATGTTGCCGGAGAGGAAAGCGACACGGTGTCGATCACGGTGGCCGACCCCGAGGGCGCGATCGAGCCGCCGCGCAAGGGCGCGCTCATCAAGGTGGCCATGGGCTGGCAGGACGGGCCGCGCGCTTCAATGGGGCTGTTCATCGCCGACACGCCCAAACTGTCGGGCTGGCCGCAGAAGGTCAGCATCTTGGGGCGGGCGGCCGATCAGCGCGAAACGTTGAAGCAGCACCGCATTCAGGGATGGGAAAAGAGGACGGTCGGCGCGATCGCCGCCGAGATTGCAGGCCGCAACGGATTGACCCCTGCCGTTTCCAGTGAACTCGCTTCCAAGTTCGTGCCCTTCATCGCCCAGAGCGAAGAGAGCGATCAGCATTTCATGCGCCGCCTGGCAGCGCGTCATGGCGGCATATCTACCGTCAAGGAAGGCCGGCTGATCGTGGTCAAGCGCGGCGGCGGCAAGAGTGCGGGTGGCAGCGCGGTGCCGCCGGTCATCATCACCGGCACCAGCCAGGTGGAGGGCTATGCCTGCACCCTGCCGGATCGCCCGGCCTTCAAGAAGGTGGTCGCCACCTGGGCTGACCGGGAGAACGCCAGGCGACCGGAGGTGGACGTTCCGGCCGGTGACGTGGGTGGCGACTACGTGATCCGCGAGCCGTTCGCCACCGAGGCCGAGGCCAGGGAAGCGGCGCAAGCCAAGTCGGAGGAGCTCAAACGCTCCACCGGTGACCTGTCGATGACGCTGATCGGCGATCCGACAATCCGCGCTGAAGCGCCCCTGATCGTATCGGGCGTGCGCAGCGGCGTGGATGGTGGATGGAGTATCCAGAAGGCTGGACACACAATCGATGGTAGCGGCTTCCGGACAAGGATTTCGGCCGATAAGGGCGAAGGGGATGAAGCATGAGCCGCTGGACGGGGCCTTTGGTGATCGAGCAAGACATCTCGGCGGGGCGGCAGCGGGTCCGGCTCTTGCAACCCTTGATCTGGGAGCGGGGCCATGAAGGCTCTGGAGATCTACTAGTCGTTGAACCGGACGGTACCTGGACGGATGGCCTGTCCATACCGGTCCAACTGGAATGGTTGGCCGATCGCGTCGGTCGTGGCTTGCGCGCTGCCGTCACTCACGATGATCTCATTAAGAAACTAGCGGCCGATCGACCGGACCCTCGTTTCGTTGATCGCCTGTCGATCGATCGCTTGTTTCGAGAGCAGTTGCAGGCGTCAGGGTTCGGTCCAAAAAGGCGAAACATCCTCTATGCCGGTGTGCGCGCGGCTGATCGTTTTCCGGCCCTGGCCGATTTTGGGCGATACACGCCATGAGCTGGTCGTGGAACGATGTCTATCCGGGCAAGCGCATGGTCCGGCTCATCCTGGACGAGGATCAGGTCGCGCTGCTCACCGAACTGCGCGGCGTCCATGCGGTTGCGCCAGACACCTACAAACTTGCCGACGATGCGGTCATTGCAGTGCGCGGGGGCGGCAAGGAACCGCCGCAGCCGGACATGCCCAAGCGGCTTTCGAAGGGTGAGGTGGAGGCGTCGCCAGCGCCTGAAAAGAAGGCCGTTAAGACCCCTTCGAAGCGGCCTCAAAAGGTCATTAAGCCGGCTCCGAAGCCGACACAAACCACCGCCGCCAAGACGCCGGCAGCTCCTGCGAAGAAGCCGAAACCCGCGCGCGCAACACAAAAGGCGATGGCCCATCTGGCCGCCGGTGCCGTCAAGCAGCTGCGACGAACGGTTTCCGACGATCTTCCCCCTCGGCCCCCGGCCGAGGCGCATCCGCCCTCAGTGGTTTCGAAAGGCGATCTGGCCTTGGTGAGCAAGGCAATCGCCAACGGCGAGGTCTCGATTACGGTCTGCCCGCCCATGACCTTCACACCCGAAGATGAAGTCGTGCCGCTCAACGAGCCGGCGAAGATGCGAAAACACCGCATGGCGCGGCGCAAGCAGCGCCTGGAAAGAGAGGGAGCCCAGCAGGAGGCCAAGGGCGTTTAAGCGCCCCCGACAGCGGGCCTAGATTGGCGTCCCGACCCGCTCGATGCCACACAAGATAACACCGCACCTGCCGGCTGCTTGCGCAGCGGATGGAGGGTGCGCCTTTATGGGTTATCAGAGCATGAACACGTCCGTCTCGGTCTCCCCGCCAGCGGCCTATATCGGCGGCAAGCGCCGTCTCGCCAAGCGCATCTGCATGCAGATCGCCGGCATCGAGCACGGCCTTTATGCCGAGCCGTTCGTTGGCATGGGCGGCATCTTCTTTCGCCGGAGCCAGGCGGCCAAACGCGAAGCGATCAACGACATCAATGGCGAGGTCGCCAACCTTTTCCGGATCCTTCAGCGGCACTATCCGCAGTTCATGGAAACGCTGCGGTTCCAGATCACCTCGCGCCGCGAGTTCGAACGCTTAAAGGCCAGCGATCCAGCCACGCTTACCGATTTGGAGCGAGCC